TAAAAATAGATTATATCAATTTATTGAAATTAATAAAACTGAAGATAATAATGATGATAATAATAAAAAATCAGGTATGATAATAATATGTCAATATAATAGTAATGATGTATATTATTTAGTTACTAAATTTGGTCCATGTATTAAATTTAAATTAAATGAAAAAGATACCAAAGATACATTTATAGGTGTTAAATCTATACCAGATGAAAATACAGTTTTAGAATTAATTGAAAAAATGATAGATAAAAAAGACGAGATAAATGATAATTTAATAGGTAAATATACAAATAAAGAAGATATTATATATATGAATGGTAAATATGGTCCTTGTTTAAAAGTTTCTATTAATAAAAAAGTTATATTTGTTAGTGTTAAACAAAAACCTAATTTACAAGATGCCATTATTCTTATCAATAATCATTTAGATAAAAATAAAATAAATATTAAATTAGTTAAAAATAAAACTAATACTAATACTGAAACAGAAAATAATACAGATACTATTATTGATCCTAATACTAATAAAATGTTAGTTAAAGTTAATAAAAAAGTTACTAAAAAACCTATTTATCAAAAAGTTGTTATGAAAAAAAATGATGATAATGATGATGATTTATTTGAAGATGATTGAATGAGTTATTTGGTCGATAGTTTTTACGAAGTAAAAAATGAGGCCATTACCTATTTATTTAATCAAATATAATGATTTAATTTATTGAATGATTTAATTTATTGAATGATTTAATTTATTGAATGATTTATTATATTAGTTATTGAATGATTTAATTTATTGAATGATTTATTATTAGATGTGTGTTGGCCTCATTTTTTACTTCGTAAAAACTATCGGCCGTTATATAATTAAGTTTATAAAAGATGTTATTAAAAAATCTAATATAATAATATAATATAATAATGAATGAAATAAAATATTATTATTTTGCATATGGTGGAAATACAAATAATTATCATATAAAAAATAATTATCCTAATTCAAAAATATATTCGATTGGTTTATTAAATGATTATAAACTTGTTTTTAGAAAATCATTAGATAATCTAAATCTAGAAAATGCTTATTGTGATATTGATTATGAAAAATATAAATCAGTATTTGGTGTTATATATGAATTATCACTAGATGATATAAATAAATTAGATAAACAAGAGTATAATGGTATTCTTTATAATAGAATTTTAGTTGATATACATTTATCAAATAATCAAATTATTAAATGTTTTACTTATATTATGATAAATAAAGATATGTTATATTCTAAACCAAGTGATAGATATTATAAAGTTGTTATAGATGGTTATCGATATCATAAATTACCATTAAGTCAAATTTATAATGCTATAAATGAAATAGATTAATAATTATATTATATAATATTTATAATTTTATATTTTTATTTTTATGATTTTTTTATTTAAGATTATAAAAATAAATTTTTATTAATTATGTACTTATACAACTAATAATATATAAATAAAAAAATTATAGATTTTGATATAAAATAATATGTAAAATAATCAAAAAAGGTAAAAGTGAAATGAATAAAAAATTTATTAAATTGAAAAATAAAAAGTTTAATAAATTAAAAAATAGTATTTTAAAATATCAATATAACATTAATATAATATAAAATGTTAAAGCAAAATAATACTTCACCATATAAAAAATTTATAGATTTTATAGAAAAATATAGATGCCAAACCAATTCATTAGATAAACAGTTTACACATACTACAATGGGATATCCAAAAGGTTCTTTTAATATTCCTGATAATAAATCTAATATGTTTTTTGATCTATATGAAAAAGCGTTAAAATCTGGTGAATTTATATATATGACTGAAGCACATCTTTCACAAGGTCCTATTATTATTGATATTGATATAAAATATTTATTAAATTATAATAATGAAAAAACAAGATTATATACGGAACAACATATATTAGATATATTAAAAATTTATAATAATACTATTCTTGAATATTTAGATGTTGAAGAAGAAAATTTTAGAATTTATATATTAGAAAAAAATAAAGCTTCTTTTGTTAAAGATATATTAGAAGATGGTGAAATAAAAAAACAATATAAAGATGGAGTTCATATAATATATCCATTTATATGTGCAACAAATCAATGTCAACATTTAATAAGAGAATATGCGATGAATGAGATAAAAAAAAGAAATATATTAGAAGAAATACCTATTATTAATACATATGAAGATATATTTGATAAAGCTATTATTGATAAAAATAATTGGTTATTATATGGTTCTGGTAAAAATGATAATAAAGATTCTATTTATGGTTTATCTAAGATTTATAATTATGATTTAGAATTATTAAATGATGATTTAATTGATATTAATCATGATACATTACCACGTAATTTAAGTATTCGTAAATTCACTTCCGATGATTTAACTGATTATAAAGCTAATTATAATAATGATATCATTAATCAACAATATACTGCTTTGATTAATAAAAAAAGAACTAATAATAATAATAAAAATTTTGCTCATTTAATGAATGAAAAAGATGTTAATAGAGCTAGAATCTTATGTGATATGTTATCAAATGATCGATTAGATAATTTTGATTCTTGGATAGAATTAGGTTTTTGTTTACATAATATTGATGATTCTTTATTAGATGTTTGGATTGAATTATCTAGAAAATCTCCTAAATTTCAAGAAGGTGATTGTGAAAAAAGATGGTCTAATTTTAAAAAAGATGGTTTAGGTATTGGTAGTTTATATAGATGGGCTCGTTTAGATAATCCTGAACAATATGCTAATTTTTTAATGAGTGAATTTGATGATCTAATTATGAAAAGTTTAAATGGAACTTCTCATGCTGTTGCTAAAGTTTTCTATGAAATGAATAAATATTGTTTTGTTTGTGAAAGTATTAAAAATAAAAGTTTCTTTGAATTTAAAGATCATAGATGGCAAAGAATGGATGAAGCTACTGGTATTATCAAAAAATTAAATGAAGATATGTCTGATACTTATGGTAAATTTAGTATTGCTTTAATTACTAAAGCTATGGCTTCTCAAGATATTAAAGAAAAAGAAGATTTAATGAAAAAACAAAAAAAAGCTGTTGATATTAGTTTGAAATTAAATAGAATGTCTTTTAAAAGAGAAGTTATTGCTGAATTATATCATATGTATTATGATAATAAATTCGCTGAAAAACTTGATGAAAATAGAAATCTTATTTGTTTCTTAAATGGTGTTTATGATTTATCTAAATTCATTTTTAGAGATGGTAGACCTGAAGATTATATTTCTAAATGTACTCAATTAAATTATTTATCTTATGATTCTAATAATCAACAAATTAAAGAAGTTGAAAAATTCTTCTCTGATATTCAACCTAATGAAGAAAATAGAAATTATTTATTAGGTTTCTTATCTTCTATGTTAGATGGTCATCAAAGATATCAAAAATTCCCTATTTGGACCGGTACTGGTGCTAATGGTAAAGGTAGAATATCAAAATTAATTTTAGATTCATTTGGTGATTATGCAACAACATGTAATGTAACATTTTTAACAACTAAAAAGACTAATTCATCAGGTCCATCACCAGAATTAGCGAAAACAAAAGGGTCAAGAGCTTTAATATTTCAAGAACCAGAAGATAAAGATAAAATATATGTAGGTAATATGAAAAGTTTAGTTGGTGGTGATAAATTAGAAGCTAGAGGTTTATATTCTGCTCCTATTGAATTTTATCCTCAATTTAAAACTATTTTAGCATGTAATAAATTACCTGAAATACCATCTAATGATGGTGGTACTTGGAGAAGAATAAGAGTATTATCTTTTGATGTAAAATTTGTATCAAATCCAAATCCAAATAATCCAAATGAAAAAAAAGCAAATAATGACATAGATGAAGTTATTGCTTTTTGGAGAGAAGCTTTTATGAGTATTTTAATTAAAAGATATAAAGATTATAGATTACATGGTTTATATGAACCAGAATCCGTTTTAGCTGTTACCAGAAAATATCAATATAACTCAGATATGTTTGCTGAATATATTCAAGAATCATTAAGAATCACTAATAATGATAATGATGCTGTTAATGTTAAAGATTTATTTGAAGATTTTAAATTTTGGCATAAAGAAGCTAAACAATATGCTCCTAAAATGGATAGAAATAATTTTATTTCTGAAATTGAAGATAAAATTGGTAAAATGTGTGGTCAAGAATTTTTAGGTATTCAATTAAGAACTATTGATGATCATCCTAATTTCTCTGTTACTGATTCTGAAGCTAAAATTAATTCTACTATTGATACTGACAAATTTAATCAATTAAACAAATTTAAATCTAATATCACTAATACTACTGATGATAATATTGAAATTAAATCTATTATTAATGATACTGATACCACTTTAACTGACACTTTACAATTAAAAAGTATTTTCTTAGATAATTCATCTCAATTAAAATCATCTATAAAAAAATCAAATAAAGATACTTCTAATTTAACTGTTAAATTATCTAATTTAGATTTATAAATTTAATAAAAAATTAAATTAAACTATATGATAAACAATAATTTTCTTCTTTTAATAACATCATATTTTCATTATATATTTTATTTATGATTTTTTTTTGATTTATATTATATGTATCTATTCTTAATTCTAAATTTTTATTTAACATCATAAATAGCATATATGTTAAATATTTATAATTAATATATTTATTATCATCAGTAATATCAAATAATATTTCTTCTTTTTTAATATTAAAATTTAAATTAATATATTTATCTTTCAAATAAGATTTAATTAAATCTAATTTAGCTAAAATCACATCAATATTATATATTACAATTGATTTATAATTATTATATATAATTAATATTACTTTAGTTAAATAATATATTATTGTATCATTTAATTTATTTTTATTTAGATTTATTATTATTGATTGTAATAACATTGGTATATTATAATATTTATTATTTAATAATATTTTTTCTAATATTTCAAATTTATCTTCTCTTAATAATCTACTTATTATTATCATTATTAAATTATCTAATTTATTATTTAAAAATTTAGATATTATATGATCTTTATAATTATCTAAAGTTGGTAATTCTATTATATTATTATCTAATAAAAATTCAAAAAATATTATAGTTTTATTATATCTATCAATTCTATTATTTTTTATTATCTCTTCATATGATACATAATTTTTTATATATTTAATTATTCTCTCTTTTTGTTGATCATTATATAATTTATTTTCAATTATATAAATTATATATTTGAAATTTTTAGTTTCATTTTCATCTAAAAATACATCTATTAATTTATCATAAAATATATTTGTATTAGTATATATACTTTTATGAGTTATATTAATCATATATAACATTATTTTATTTTTATTATGAACAAAATATAATGTATTTTTATATACTTTTATTACTAAATTTAACCATATTTCATTATGATGTATTGTTATAAAATTTATTATTTTATTATATATTATATCATATTTCTCATTATTATCTATATTAAATGTATTCTCTATTATGAAAAATATTGTATTGAAATCTATTATATCTAAATATAACATATAATCATCTATTATTAATTCTTTAAAATCTATTTTTAATGGATTATCTTTTTTATCTTTTAATCCATAATATTTCATTACTAATTTCCATAATTTATTATATTTTATATCCCAATCTTCTAATTTCCCTTCTAATATATTCTCTTTCTCTATTATATATATTATATATTTTTGATCTATTTTATCTATATTATTATTTATATATGATAATAATTCTTCTATTAAATTATTCGTTTTAAAATATGTTAATGATATATTTATTACACTTTTAAAATTATCATTATAACTTTTTATTAATATATTATATAAATTATCTATTATATGATTATTTTTTTTCTTTTTTAATATTTTATTATTCTGTTCTTCTGTTAATCTATTTTTTATATAATCATATATTATCTTTGATAAATTATCATTATCATTATAGTTATCAATAAATTTATTAATATAATCTTGATCATCTTTTATTATCATATCTATTTTATCATATATTTCTTTTTTATTTGATTTCTTTCTCTTTATTATGATTTCATTTTTTTCATCTTTTTCATCTTTTTCATTATTATCTAAATTAGATTTTTTATTAGAATCATTATTATTAATATAATCAGTTGAATCAATAATAATATCAGTATTATTAATATTATAATAATATTGTATATAAATATCATTAGTAATTAATTTATTAGTATAAAAATATTCTAATATGATATTTTTATGATCTTTAATTAAACAAAAATCTATAATAAATATAAATGATTTTAATGAAGGTTTAATTAAATCTAAGAAATAAAATATTTTTACTTCATGATTAAATAATATATCACAACTATTATTTATAAATATATGTTTTAAAACACTTACTTGATCATATAAATTATATTTTATAAATTGATAATATAAATTATAAAAATCTGTATAATTTATATTACTAAATGTTTTAAATTCACATCTTGAACCATTAATTATACCATAATTTAAATCATAAACATTAAATTCTAAACTAAATTCAATATTAAATTTATATTTATTAATAAAATGTCTATAATAAAATATGAAATAATCATTATAATTATTATATTTATCTTTTAATAATTGATTATTTTTATAATTATCATATAATTTATTATAATATTTAAATATAATATAATTATATATCTTTCTATATCTAATATTATCTTCTGAATTATATGATTTATTTAATTCATTTATAATATCTATATTATTTAATAATAAATTATTTATTATATCAATATATTTTTGTGTTAAATTAATAGTACATATATGATTATTATATATAATATTATTATCTATATATATTAATATATCATTCATATTAATATTTATATTTTGTAATAAAATATCAATATTATTATTTGCTGAAAGTGTTTGTAACATTTTGTTTGACATCTTTAATTGTTATAAAACAATCATTATTATTAAATTATATATAATTAATTTTTTTTTGCAATTTTTTTAAAAGATAGATTTGTTAAAACAAATCTATCTTTTAAAAACAATTGCTGCGAGGATAAATTAATCTTTAGATTAATTTAGACCGATGACAATTTTTTTAAAAACAATTGCTGCGAGGATAAATTAATCTTTAGATTAATTTAGACCGATGACAATTTTTTTGATTTGAGAATTAGAATAAATAAAGTATATTTCACAATAATAACTATTTTTTAGATGTTCTTTTAATTTGTTTTTTGATATTTTAGCCATATCAATAAATAAATATTTTAATAATGCTGATAATTTTTCATATTTTTTTAATCACTCTTTATAATTGATTTAATATTATTATTTTTTTAATTATAAAATTATTTAATCATCAAATATATCATTTATATCTTCTATTTCTTGACCAAAAAAATCATAATCATCAGTTAAATCACTATATATACGATCAGATTTAAATGGAAAAATATTTTTAAATAAATCTAAATGTAAATATATAAAATCAGTATAAAAATCTTTATTATAATTAAAAACAATAATACATTTATCATATTGTTTATCTAATTCAATAGGAAATCCAATAGTAGCAGTAGTTAAATATGATAAATTTTTAACTATATAATTTGATTGATTATTATAATATTTTATATTCCAATTAAAATCATTTAATATCATTTCTTCTCTTAATTTTTTATTTTTTATTTTTTTATAATATTTTAAATATGGTGTTATATCTGATAAATTATCATTTTTTAACATATTTATTATATTATCATCATATAAAAATTTTAATAATACATAATCAACAATATCTTTACATATCTTATTTAATAATAATTTTCTAATAATTTTATATTTATTAATAGATCTTGAATATTTTATTCCAACATCTATTGCTAATTTTAATGCTTTTTTATCATAAATTTTATCACAATAACAAGCACCATCATTATTTTCACATTTTTCATGATCTCTACAACAATAATTATTATTATTATTATTTATTAATATATTATTACTCTTGATTCTATCTAATTCTCCATTTTCTATATTAAAATAATCATAAGCTTGAATATTTAATAATATATAACCTCTTATATATATACAATTATGAGATTCATTTGAATCATATGAAATTATATTATTTATTTTTTTTATATATTTTTTATTATTTTTTTTTATATTATTATCATTTAGAGCTGTTTTATTATCATTATAATCATATATATCATATATATTATAATATGTATTTTTTTTATAATAATGATATAAAACAGATAATGGAATATATTTAATCCATTGATCATTATTATATCTTGAATCTGGTTTTTTAATATAATTAAAAACTTTATTATTTTCTATTATTGAAATTATATTTTTATCATCACACCTAATTTCTGGTGCTAGCACATTTTCATTATTTATCCCACACATTGTGGATAATCATATTTTTATTATTTAATATTATAATCATTATTTTTTTGCAATTTTTTTCATAAAAATATATATAATTATTCATAATATTTATATATATATAATCATAAAATAAAAAAATTTGTCCGGCAGGCCTTATAAACCCCCCCAAGTCTTCTCTCTCTCTCTGGCCATTATTTTTATATATATCACAAAAAGCTGAATTCAGCTTTTTTTTCAGCCATGATTATTATATTTCTTATTTGTATATTTTTTTTATTATATTAAACTATATATAATCTTTACTAAAAAGCTGAATTCAGCTTTTTTTATTTATTTATATTTAATACATAATTTTAATCATAAAAAATAATAATTTATATACCTAATCTATAATATGATCTATATAAAAGCTGAATTTTTAGCTGAATTTTAATATATTATTCTTAATCATATTTTTAATCTATTATTATTATATTTAAAATAATATACTCTTTATGAATCTTAAAAATAAGAATATTAAATAATTTAAATAAATAATATATGAGTTATAATTATATCTATTGAAATGAAAATATATAAATGTGATCTTTGTAATAA